GGCAAGGGCAACTTCATCATCTGCTCGGCAGATGTTGCTTCAGCCCTCGCAATGGGCGGCTTCCTGAACATCAGCCCCGCGCTGAATGTCAGCCTTGACGTTGACGACACTGGCAACACCTTTGCTGGTACCCTCAACGGCAAGATCAAGGTGTACATCGACCCGTATAGCGTCATCGGCACGAACTTCGTGTGCGTTGGCTATAAGGGCAGCAGCCCATACGACGCAGGCGTGTTCTACTGCCCGTATGTTCCGCTCCAGATGATGCGCGCTGTTGATCAGTCCACCTTCCAGCCCAAGATGGCGTTCAAGACCCGCTACGGCATGGTTGCGAACCCCTTCGCTGAAGGCACCACCGTGGGTCTTGGTGGTCTGAAGGCTCGCTCGAACGTCTACTACCGTATCTTCCGCGTGGACAACCTCCACGGCGTGGCATCGTAATAGACCACTCTGTCAGAGTTACTTTCGGGGGAGGGGAGGCGAAAGCCTCCCCTTCTCTTTTCTACATACTGGTATGGCACTGAACTACAACTTCACAGACATACCGTCAGACATTCTGAACAGGTATCCAGAAAGTGTTAACGCACTGCTGCCCACCTACTTCAGGTTCACACTGGCTCGTGTGCCAAACGTGGTGTACTTCTGCCAGTCTGCAAATATACCTGGTATGAATTTGAGCGAGGTCATCATGCCTACCCCGTTCGTGCCCATCAAAGCACCAGGCAAACTGGAGTTTGATGAACTGTCCATTGGTTTCATCGTGGACGAAGGGCTGACAAACTGGTTGGAAATCAAGAATTGGATGCGGTCCACCACGAACGTGGAAGACTACACAGAGTTCCGACCAGTAAACACCCACCTGTCTACTGCAAACCTCATTATCTTAAACAGTGCAAAGCAACCCAAACTAAACGTGACTTTCGAGGGGGTGTTTCCGCGAAACCTTACTGGAATAGACTTTAATTCCAGCGCAGGAGACGTGGACCCCTTTGTGGTGAACTGCACGTTCTCGTACCGCTCGTTTAATATAGAGCGACTGTAAAATAGAGAAACGTGCTTGACACAGTAAGCGCAAGCAGTAAACTCCTGTGTGGAGGTTGCTATGACTTTAGATGACTTGCGCAAAGAACTGCTGAAAGACATGGGTTTGGACGAAACGGCACTGGATGCCGAGTCGCTGCGCATTCCGCAACTCCACGGCAAGTACCTGAATTTCTTGTTTGATGAACGCCTCATGCTGTCCAAGTACGAAGGGGACTTGGCAAAGACTACCCGTTGCAAATGGGAGTACTACACAGGCAAGATGAGCGATGAAGAGTTGAAGGAGCGAGGATGGGAACCTTTTCAACTAAAGGTACTGCGCCAAGACATGGGCATCTACTTGGATTCCGATGAAGACTTGCTGAAGGCACGACAGCGAGTCCAGTATCAGCGCGAGAAGATTGCTCTGCTGGAAGAAGTCATCAAGGAACTAAACAACCGACACTGGAAGATTCGCAATGCCATAGAGTGGAGAAAGTTCACCAATGGTCAGTGACTTGTTACTAGAAGACCCCGACAAGTGGTGGGTGGACAAGATGTATATGCACGAAGCACTGGTTGCTGCAACACACAGTCCTGATCCGCGAACACAGGTTGGTGCTGTACTGGTTATTCCTGGCAGTGGAGTGCTGCTCAAAAACTGGAACGATGTGCCTACCCGTCTTCGGAAGGCAGGGTATCCAAAGGACTCTGCGCTGAAGAACTACTGCACAGAACACGCAGAGCGCAGAGTAATCTATCAGGCACTAATGAACAAACTCCACACAGGTGACTTGACCATGTACACCACATGGGCTACTTGTGCAGACTGTGCGCGAACGGCAATACAGTTTGGTATTGGTAGAGTGGTTACATTCCGCACACTGGTGGAGAAAACGCCTCCACGGTGGGAGGAGTCTGTGCGCGAAGGACTGTCCATGCTGCGCGACGCAGGGGTTCCTGTGGTTGGTTGGACTGGAAAACTGGGGCATAAATACTCCATACGGTTCAACGGCACGGTGTACACAGGCGAGGACATGGGCTGATGGTTGATCTTGATGTGAGCATAGTGGACTCCGTGTACGTTCGCGTAAACTGCGACCGTGGTGTTGCACGTGAACTGTCCGACTATTTCACATTCAAGGTTCCTGGATACAAGTTCATGCCTGCGTACCGTTCTCGGCTGTGGAACGGCGAGATACACCTGTATAACATCCACACACAGCAGATATACGCAGGGCTAGTGGACTACATTCAAAAGTTTGCTGTGGAGCGTAACTACAGTATTACTCTGCCCGCAGCCAACGGATTCAAGACAGACGCACAGGGTGTTCGTGGGTTCGTGGAAGACCACTTGAATGTTCACGTGAACGGCACCAAAGCGCAAGCCCATGAACACCAAATCAATGCCATTCACCACGCAATGGAATCAGAGCGATGCTTGCTGCTGTCGCCCACAGGATCAGGAAAGAGCCTCATCATCTACTCGCTTGTGCGGTATTACTTGAGCAAGATCCCCAAGGACAAGAAGGTGCTGATTGTTGTTCCCACAGTGTCTTTGGTGGAGCAGATGTTCTCTGATTTCGAGGACTACTCCAGTGCAAACGGGTGGGACGCACAGCGAAACTGCCACAAGATTCTTGCAGGGCAAGACAAGGGGACAGCGAAGCGCGTTGTGATTTCCACGTGGCAGTCCATCTACAAGCAGGACGAGAAGTACTTTCAGCAGTACGGGGCAGTGGTTGGAGACGAAGCCCACCTGTTCAAGTCGAAATCACTCACAGCCGTGATGAGCAAACTAAAGACGTGTCCGTTTCGTGTGGGCACAACAGGTACTCTTGACGGCACACAGACCCACCGTTTGGTGCTTGAAGGACTGTTCGGCAAGGCGTATGAAGTAACCAAGACCAAAGCCTTGATGGAACAGAACATCTTGAGCAATCTAAAGATTGACTGCTTGCAACTCCAGTACCCTGATGTGGACAAGGAAGCCATCAAGCGTGCAAAATACGAAGACGAGATCAAGTGGATTGTGGCATCCGAACGCCGCAACAAGTTTATCATTGACCTGTGTAAAACGCTGAAGGGAAACACCCTTGTACTATTTCAATTCGTGGAAGGACACGGCAAGGTGCTAAATACTATGGTGACCTCTGCTGTTCCACCCGAGCGTAAGGTTTTCTTTGTGTACGGCGGCACTGAAGCCTCTGAACGAGAAGACATTCGTAAGATCGTGGAAACAGAAGACAATGCGATCATTATTGCTTCATACGGAACTTTCAGTACGGGTATTTCCATAAGGAGGCTGAACAACATCATCTTCGCATCGCCCTCCAAATCTCGCATCCGTGTTCTGCAAAGCATTGGTCGCCAGTTGCGAACGTACAAAGACAAAGGCACTGCACGGCTTTACGATATTGGGGACGATCTGTCGTGGAAGTCGTGGAAAAACCACACCCTGCGGCACATGAACGAGCGTCTGCAAATATACAAGTCCGAAGGCTTTGACTACAAAGTGGTCAAGATTCAACTAGGAGAACAGCCATGAGATCCCGAAAGAAGTCTGAACTACGCGTGTACAAACTGCGCAGCGGAGAAGAGATCGTGGCACGATACGCGGGCAAGACAAAGGACAAGATCAAACTGCAACGTCCCATGCGAGTGGTGAACGCTGTTCAGGCAGACCCGTACACTGGTGCTCGTCGCCAAGTCACGTACTTTGCGGACTGGTTGGGGTGTACCAGTTCTCTCAACGCAGAGATACCACAGGACTTTGTACTGGTGGACTTTGATCCATCGCCCGAGATCAGCAAACTGTACTCTCGTCAACTGGAGTTGGAAGACACCAAAGACGCTCCTCCTCCTGCCACTGCGGACGAATCACAGCCTAGTGCAGCCGCTCCTTCGTTCAAGCCATCGGCTAATCCTTTCAAGATGACCGAAGAAGAGAGAAAGGAATTGGAGGACGAGGTAGAGCGATTGATGAGCCAGTACGAAAAAGAAGGCAATACCCCTCCACCAAACTCAAATCCTTTTGTGCCGTCTTCAAATATAGTGTTCTCCATTGGCATACCAAAGGACATCATGGAGGCGTGGATCGAAAACGGTTTCATGGACTATCTGCGAGACAGTGTTCAAGACTTTCTCACAGGGGAATTTCTTGATGAAATCATAGACGAGGATGACGAAGAGCCTCGCAAGCGGAAGCCCAAGCCACCAACAAAACACGAGAAGATTTCCAAGAACGACTGGAAAGAACCGAACGAAAAACAGAAGAGCGATCCCAAGTTTGGCAACAAGCCGAACGACTGGTCGCCTTTTGTTCGTGACTATTTGGATGACAAGAAAAAGGACGAAGGGCTTGACAAGCCTGAATGACACGATACTCTGTGTGAAAGGAACATCATGGCAAAAAAGAAACGCGACCACTACATAGACAACGATCTTTTCTTTACAGAAATGAGTGAGTGGAGAAAACAGGTAGACGCAGCAGACGCTGCTGAACTACCCCATCCTCCAGTCACCCATTACATTGGCGAGTGCTTTATGAAGATTGCAGAGCATCTTTCTCGCAAGCCCAACTTCATCAACTACCCGTATCGTGACGAGATGATCTCTGACGGCATAGAGAACTGTCTGCTGTACGCGTATAATTTTGACCCTAGAAAGTCAAAGAACCCGTTCTCGTACTTTACGCAGATCATCTACTACGCGTTTCTCCGTCGCATACAAAAGGAGAAGAAACAAGCGTACATTAAACTGAAGAAGATTGAAATGAGCGACGTGGATTCGCAGATGCGGAACTGGATACGGGACAATTACCTCAAGGTGGGCGACAACTTTGAGACGAACGCAACCTTCCTCACGGAGACGGACATAAACAACTTTGGCAAGAAAGAAAAGGAAGAGCCAAAGCCTGAACCAAAGAAGAAGAGTAAACCAAAGGCATCAAAGCCGTCTCCAAAGACAAAGGTAAAGACGAAACCAAAGAAGAAGGCGAAAGGCAAGAAGTGAAGATAGCCATCCTAGCGGACACCCACTTTGGTGCCCGATCAGACTCTCCAGTGTTCCTAGAACACTTCCTTCGGTTTTACAAGCGGGTGTTCTTTCCCCGTCTTCAAGCAGAGGGAATCACAACCATCATCCACTTGGGCGACTTCTTGGATCGCCGCAAGTTCGTGAACTTCTCTACACTCAACGCTGTTCGCAAGGGGTTCGTACAGGAACTGCATGACCACGGTTTGCAGATGCACTGTATTCTCGGAAACCACGACATCTTCTTCAAGAATCGCAGCGATGTGAACTCGCTACGGGAACTGTTCTACGACGCGTTCACCGTGTACGAGAAGCCCACGGTGGTCCAGTTTGGTTCCATGAAGATTGCTCTGCTGCCGTGGATCAACAAGGAGAACGAAGCAGAGTCTATGGAGTTCGTGAAGTCCTGTGACGCAGAAGTTTTGTGTGGTCACCTTGAACTGGACGGATTCCAAGTCATGCGCAACTCCACCTTCCAGGGGGGAATGAAGTCTGACCCGTTTGCCCGATTCAAGGCAGTGTACACCGGGCACTTTCACACTCGCCACAGCAAAGACAACATCCACTACTTGGGGTGTCCGTATCAGATCACCATGTCTGATTACGGCGAGAAGAAAGGCTTTCACATCTTGGACACGGAAAGCGGCAAACTTGAGTTTGTCGTGAATCCGTATGCCATCTTCACGAAGATTACTTACGATGACTCCGAACTGGAGCAGACGGAAATGCTTACCGTTCCCGAAGAAAAGGTACGGGGGCACTTTGTGCGTGTGGTGGTGGAGAAGAAGACCAAGCCGTACCTGTTTGAGAAATTTGTGGACTCCCTTTACGCCGCGCAGCCCGAAGGAGTCACCATCATCGACAACGCGATGGTTGACAGCGGTGAAAGCACGGATACCGTTGATTTGACCGAGGACACACTTGCAACCATCAACAAAGAGATTGAAAGCATGGAGTCTCTTGGTAATGCCCAATCGTTGAAGGACTTGATCCGTGAACTGTACGCAGAGTCACTGAATCAGAACGCTAAAGTATGATCACCTTTACAAAGATCCGTTGGAAGAATCTTCTCAGCACTGGCAACCACTTCACGGAGGTGCAGTTGGACAAAGCGTCCACCACTTTGGTGTGTGGAGAAAACGGTGCAGGCAAGACTACCATGTTGGACGCACTCACCTTTGTGCTGTACGGCAAGCCGTTCAGAAACATCAACCTGCCTCAGTTGGTGAACACCATCAACAACAGGGACTGCGTTGTGGAGATTGAGTTCAGTACCAACGGCAACTCGTACAAGGTGACTCGTGGCATTGCACCAAAGGTGTTCAGCATTGAACGAGACGGCGTTGTGGTGGATCACACTGCCACGGTGAAGGACTACCAGTCCATTCTTGAAACCCAAATTCTCAAGATGAACTACAAGACCTTCTGCCAGGTGGTCATCTTGGGATCAACAAACTATGTGCCGTTCATGCGGTTGTCTGCTGCGGATCGGCGCACCGTGGTGGAGAACCTGTTGGATATTGATGTGTTCTCCAAGATGAACGATATTCTCAAGACTCGTATTCTTGAAACAAAGGATCGACTACGAGAAATCGAGAGCGAACTGAAGATGGTGGACATGAAGATCGCAAACAAGCGGAATGTGATTGACATGATCCATAAGAAAGCAGACGAGCAGATTGCTTCGTACACAAAGAAATTGAACGAAGACAAAGCCGCGCTTGAAGCACTACTGGAGAAGAAGATCGCGTTGCAGTCACAGATTGCCAGTCTGAGTGACAGTGTGGCTTCTATGGACAAGCAACGGGACAGCCTTTCGCAGATGGTGTCCGTGCGAAAGAACATGGAAAGCGCGATGCGAAAAGCAAAGGAAGAAGAGGGCTTCTATCACGACAACGAAGAGTGTCCGGTTTGCCGCAGCGGGCTGGCACACGACTTCCGTGAAGACATGATTGCAAAGAAGAAGACCCGACAGAGCGAACTGCAAGAGGGCATTGACAAGATTGCAGGAATGATTACCACTGCAAACGAAGGCATCAAGAAGACCAATGCCGTCTTGAGCGAGATCAGTGACGCAAAGACAAGCATGGGCGAAGTGGACTCGGACATTGCTGCACACAAGCGGTACATCAAGCAGTTGACTGATCTGATCGGAACCACTGAAAAAGACAAGAGCGGGGTAGACGACGAGAAGACCGCGCTTCAAGAATTGGAGAGTGGTCGAGACGCTTTGGAAGGCGACCGAAAGAGTCTTGTGGAGAGTGCCCACACAATGGATGTTGCCACCATCCTGTTGAAGGACAGCGGCATCAAGCGCAAGATCATTCGCAAGTACATTCCCGCACTGAACAAGATAATCAACAAGTATCTTGTCACAATGGACTTCTTTGCCCAATTCACTCTGACGGAAGACTTCACCGAAGTAATCAAGAGTCGGTATCGTGACGAGTTCTCGTACGACAACTTCAGTGAGGGTGAAAAATTGCGTATTGATTTGAGTCTGCTACTGGCGTGGCGAGATATTGCTCGAATGAAAAATAGCGCAAACACCAATCTGCTCATACTGGATGAAGTATTTGATTCGTCGTTGGACGCGGTGGGCACAGAAGAGGTGATTAAAATACTTCAAAGCATGGGCGGCTCAAACAACATATTCATCATCAGTCATAAATCTGACCAGTTGCTTGACAAGTTCGGTAATGTGCTAGTATACAAGAAGGTCAACAACTTCAGCAAACTATGCTCACCATGACACGCCAATCGTCTCGTCAACGCCTCCTGTCAGAGCCTATCTTTGACGCTTCTGTTTCCCCCGATGAAGCAGAGAGCGTACTGGAGCGGTGCTTGTACTGGTACAGGGAGAACTTCAAGCCTGCAAGCGCACGGGAGTGGGTGGCAGACTATTTGAAAGCAAACGGCAACCCCGATGGGGCAAAGGTGTGTCACAAGGGCAGCAAGTCCACCCTGCGCATATTGGCACCGTATTGCCGCCTTGCGGTGCGGGGATTCCCCCTTCCTGACGCTCACAAGGAGAACATGGGCAAATGGTTGGGGGAACTGCTCCAAGAGGCAGAGCGGGCATCCCCGCCCCCCACAGAAGGGGCTGACCGACCCAATGTCCAAGACAGGGTAAAGGCAAAGGCAGACGGGCTTCTGTGTGTGCTTGAACCCGTGATTGACGCAAGTATTGACTGCGTTCAGACCGGAAAAGCAAAGCAGGAGCCGCTTGTAAAGTGGGTTCGCAACACGGAAATGACGGGACCAATCGCGTCCATTATTTGCGAACGTCTGCGTCGAACTGCCGCCGATCTACGAGCCGCGTGTGACGGCACTGATCCGGATTTGGTGGAAGGGTATTCGTATATGAAGCCCAAGCAGTTGGAGCAGTTGACTTCTATATTTGAAACCTCGGTACAGGTAATTCAAGACCGCATGGGAGTCATGCGCACCATGCGCAAACCCCGAAAGCGGAAGGTGAAGCCGCCCGAGCAGCAAGTAAAGAAACTGAACTATCTGCCCAAATGTGACCAGTCAGGACTTGTTTCTGTGGTGCCGTCTGGTATTGTTGGTGCACAGGGACTCATCGTGTACAACACACTCACCCGCACAGCAAAGGTTCTTGTTGCCGTCGAGCCAAAGACGGGTCTGCAAGTAAAGGGCAGCACCGTGATTGGTGTAGACAGCAACAAGTCCTTTGAGAAGCGGTTGCGTAAGCCTGATGACTTCTTGAGCAACAAGGGTGGATGCCGTAAGACATTCACCGCAGCGGTTCGGTATTTGAGTGGTTTGAAGACAAAGACCGCAGAGGCAAACGGTCGCATCAACAAGCACTGCCTCATCCTACAGGTACAGCAATGATTCTAGTTGACAACTCGCAGGTTCTAATGTCGTCCATCTTTGCGCAGGAACGAGACGTTGGCAAGATTGACGAGCGATTGGTTCGTCACATTGTGCTGAACACGTATCGAACCTATCGTAAAAAGTTTCACCGCGAGTACGGTGAACTTGTGATCTGCAATGACTCTGGACAGTCTTGGCGACGAGAGTTCTTTCCCCAATACAAAGCCAATCGCCGCCAGGCTCGCAAGGACGATGAGCACAAGTGGGACGAGTTCTACCGCATTCTGAACACCGTGCGAGACGAGATCCGAGAAGTGTTTCCGTATCGCACTATGGGCGTGAGTGGATGCGAGGCAGACGACATTATTGCGTACCTTGCAAAGCGATTCCATGCCACCGAGAAGGTACTCATTTTGAGTGGAGACAAGGACTTTAGTCAACTCCACATCTTTCCTGGGGTGGCACAGTTCTCTCCCCTGCAAAAGAAGTTTGTGGAGGTGGAGAATCCCAAGCAGTTCTTGATGGAGCATATCATCAAGGGCGACTCCTCTGACGGTGTTCCAAATATCCTGTCCGAAGACGATTGCTTTGTGGTGGACGGCAAGCGACAGCACCCACTCACAGGCAAGCGCATGAAGGAACTACTGGAGTTCATCCGCGATAACGGTCACGTTCAAGAGAAGTATCGCATTGCGTGGAATCGCAATGAAACCCTTATTGACCTGCTGAACCTTCCCCCCAAGCAGGTAGAAAAAATTGAAGAGGAGTGGAATAAGCCCTTCACTCCCTCACGTGGAAAGATTCTTGACTACATGATAGAGAACGGGCTTCGCAATCTTATGGAGGATATCGGAGACTTCTGATGAGCAACAAAGAGTGGAGAACTGAAGCAGACACCCGCGCAAAGAAAGCGTGGAAGAGTGTGGATCGTAAGCATAAGAGTGCGCGACGATCCGAAGAGAAGAAGCACCTAAAGGACATTGTGGATGACCTCAATGCAGGTCGAAAGGATACGCGTGATGACTACGACTACGAAGACGAAGAGTGAAACGGGCATCAAGATTTCCAAGCGAACCTTGGACATCCTGAAGAATTTCTCGACCATCAACTCAGGAATTCTAGTGAACGAGGGGAATGTACTGACTACTCTTTCGTCCACGAAGAACATACTGGCTGAAGCCCATGTGGACGAAACATTCCCACGGCAGTTTGCTATTTGGGATCTGAACAAGTTCCTTGGTACGGTTAGTCTGTTCAAGGATCCTGACTTTGTCTTTGACGAGAGTTTCGTCACGGTGAAGAGCGGTGGATCCAGTGTGCGGTACTACTACTGTGCGCAGAACTTGGTGACTTCCACAAACAAGAAGATCACCATGCCCGACGCTGTGGTACAGTTCGATCTGAAGTCCAAGGACTTTTCGGACGCTGCAAAGGCAGCATCGGTTCTGCAAGTGCAGCACCTGTGTGTGCGGTCTTCGGATGACGGGGAGAAGATTGAACTGGCGGTGGTGGACAAGACGGACACCACTTCCAACTTCTACTCCATTCAAGTGGGAGACAACACTTCGGGTGCCACTTTCGAGTTCATCTTTGATGTGGAGAACCTGAAGATTCTTCCTGGAGACTACAGCGTTTCCATCTCACAGAAGATTGTGAGTTGCTTTGCAAGCAAGACTGAACCCCTGAAGTACTGGATTGCCCTGAACGGAGACTCCTCTTACGAGGCTTGATCGTGACTACGAATGAATTGGTGAAAGGTCTGTGGTGCGAGAAGTACCGCCCACAGAGTGTGAAGGACTGCATCCTGCCATCAGAACCCGCAGACTTGTTTGCGCGTATGGTGGAGCGAGGCGAAGCACAGAACCTACTGCTTTCGGGCGGGGCTGGTTGCGGCAAGACTTCTGTTGCAAAGGCGTTGTGCAACGATTTGGGCTGTGACTGGATCATGGTGAACTGCTCCGAAGACGGCAACATTGACACCCTGCGGACGAGGATTCGGCAGTTTGCGTCCACCGTTTCTCTCACGGACGGTGTGAAAAAGGTTGTCATCCTAGACGAGTTCGACTACTCCAACGCACAGTCAACGCAACCCGCTCTGCGTGGTTTCATTGAGGAGTTTGCCGCTAACTGCCGGTTCATTCTTACTTGCAACTTCAAGAACCGAGTGATTGAACCGCTCCACTCCCGCTGCACCTGCATTGACTTCCGCATTCCGCAAAAGGAGAAGCCTGGCATGGCAGTCCAGTTTCTCAAGCGGGCGTGTGAAATACTCAAGGCAGAAGGGATCCAGTACGACGAGAAGGTTGTAGCCCAACTCATCACAAAGCACTTCCCTGACTTCCGTCGAACCCTGAACGAACTCCAGCGGTATGCAGTAAACGGCAAGATTGATGTGGGTGTACTGCAAACCCTTGGGGACGTGCAGATCAAGACCCTTGTGAAAGCCATGAAGAGCAAGGACTTTGGCGGTGTCCGCAAATGGGTAGTGGAGAATCTTGACAACGACAGCAGCCGCATTTTCCGCGGAGTGTACGACGGGCTGTACGAAAACCTTGAGAGTGGATCCATTCCCCAAGCCATTCTTGTGCTTGCGGACTACCAGTACAAAGCCGCGTTTGTGGCAGACGCAGAGATCAACACCACCGCGTGTTTGGTGCAGTTGATGATGGAGTGCAAGTTCAAATGACCTACCAACTGACTGATTATTTGAATGCCATCAACGTGAACAAGCAGCCGCTGATGGACGAGAGCGAGCAATACGTGAAACACTCGTATCCGCCGTTCGTGGTGACCCGTTGCTTGTCGTATTTTCCGGATACTCTGTTTGTGGCTAACGAAGCAAACCGAATGGGGCACATAGACCCCAAGATGCACTTTGACTTTCTGCGTGGGGCTATTCGCCCTCGCAAGCGGTTCTCCAAGTGGCTGAAGCGGGAGAGTGATCCTCGCGTGGGGGCTTTGGTGGAGTACTACGGGTTCTCCGAGCGCAAGGCACGGGAAGCACTCACCGTACTCACAGACGAGCAGGTACAGGAGATCGTGGACGAGACACGAAAGGGTGGAAAGGCGAAGTAATCTAAATAGTTCCGTGTCTGTTCAAACTACAGGAGTGAACACAGCATGGAAAAAGAAGAACGCTACATCACGATTGACCCCACAGACCTACTGGAGGTCAGTCTAGTTAAACCCGATGATTTTCTCAAAGTACGAGAAACCCTTACACGCATCGGTGTTTCGTCCAAGACAGAGAAGAAACTGTGGCAGTCCTGCCATATTCTACACAAGAAGGGCAAGTACTACATTGTTCACTTCAAAGAGATGTTTGCCCTAGACGATCTGCCCACCTCCATTTCCCCTGAAGACATTAGCCGCCGAAACACCATCGCAGGGCTACTGGAAGAGTGGGGACTGGTAAAGATTGTAGACAAGAGCAAAGCAGAGAACAAGGTTCCCATCAGTAAGATAAAGATTCTTCCGTACAAAGAAAAGGGTGAGTGGGAACTGTGCCCTAAATACCACATAGGAAAGAGCAAAGGCTCGCAGAAACCCAAAGAGTGAACAGGAGATTTCGTAATGAGCAAATTGGTTGTGAAGTTCCCCACACGGAACCGTCCCGAAAAATTCAAGACCGTGTTTAGCCGCTACCTGACCTTTCTCGGTGGTCGCCGTGACATTAGAAAAGTAGTAAGTATGGACGCAGACGATCCCAGCATGAACAATCCCCAAATGGAAGAGTGGTTTACCACTCGTGCCCGTAACGCTGATATCAAGTGGTGCTACGGACACTCCAAGACCAAGATCCAGGCGTGCAACGCAGACCT